GTTATTTTTGTAAGATTATCCTTTTCAGCCATGTTGCGATTTCAAGATGATAATTCTATTCCTTCGAAATTCATTTCTGAGGTGAATGGAACGGTCTTGAGATATGTCACCATCGATCATGACGGCACTGGTTTTCGGAAATCATACCCAAACATTAACGAACGTTTGTACTATGCACTTGGCGATGCTTATGAAGCTGGAGTTGAACAGAGACCACTTTTGATTACGAATGAAGAGACTAAGTATTTTAGGAACATCGGATTTCTTGAAGTAGGTGAAGAGTCTACTGACAGTAAGACGGCGTACCTGAGACGTGCTTTTGTACGTGATTATAATGATATAATTGGAGTAGAACCAAACGGTTTAAAAGCATTGAGTAAATCTAGAAATGGGTTGAATATCTACGATATGTATGATTATATCACGACTTTTGATCCAATAAGTGATTTCAAGCGGCACTGTGTTCAACGCTGGAAACTAAGTTATCCGCCGGATCTGGAATCTATTCAATATAAGCTGGCCACAAGCTATGATCTAAATTACAAACGCATGTTCAATGAAAACATCACGTTAGAAGAAACTAAGATAGAATCTCAATTAGATAAGTTCACACAATGCACCTATGAAAAGACATCATATCATATGAATGGAAATAACATTAAGACTGAAGGCTTATTTGGTTTTAGCCCTAAATTATCATTTGCTCAACAGAACGGTAGACTTAAGAACGAATATGTTACTAAAGGGTTAATAATGACTCATCATAAGTACATATTTATTGGTGATTCACCCGGGCCACATTATAATGAATATAGCAAAATATTGAATCCGAATAATTGTATTAGTTATGATCCTAGAGACCTAAGTTACAGTAGTTTAACAACACATTATAAGCAGATGTTTACGTATGCTGACATACCTAGAGTAGTTGGCTTTTGTAATTCGGCTCACGCTCAGGGTTTGAACGTCTTAGTTAGAATAGACATCAGGTCTGATAAACCGAAGATGTCGAAGGGCGAGTTGAACTCTGAGTGGGAGTCGGGTGTACAAGCTGATAACGAACTGACCGCAAGCCTAATCAATGCACTACCCATTAATGTTACTATTGTAGCAAAACTTAGGCCTAGTTACATCGTAGGGAATGAAGCACCATATCTCAATAAACGCTTTCGTATACCACCGCTTCCTTTCTTAACGCATACCACCGCTGAGTTCAGCATTTTTGTACCTAGAGGTTCATTAACCAAGATGAGCTTGACTAATTCATATAAGTACGATGACCTAAAGTCAATGACCAGTAAGGTGTGTGCTTTGAAAAGAACGTGTGGATCTTTGTACAATATGTTCCTGTGTGATTTGTACCTGAACTTAGGAGTTACCATTAAGCAAGCTACTGTTTCGAATAATTCACTTGCTTTGTTTAGTCTGTCTAATGTAAACAATCCAATGCCCGAGTTGACTTCTGTTAAGAACTATTTATTAACCTTCCCTTACACATCGATAGTGAACACACAATCCACCCGAATAACACACGGGCGAACGTACGTAGATAATGCTTTTAATATGTTTCATGAATACCATTGTCGTGACAGTTTAGTGATACCTTTGGCAGCTCTTCCTGTTTCGAGTCATAATATTAGTAGTGATTTCACTAACGTCGTAGTTACTGACAATTTTGACGTCATAAGAATGACTCAACCTATAGAACAGGTTTCAACCCATATGGTAAAGTTGGTCAACTTTGCTCTAAAACGTGTATGTCGTTCAGTTGGAATTAATTTCACTGAATTAAATAAAAGACTCAGACGTGAAGCGTTAGAAGAGTTTGTAACACGTAATCCCAGCTATGTCATGTTCGACAATGAAACAGCCTATTCGAGTACCGGACGGATGACAGTTAGTGGGCACATGATGTACATACTGCTTGGATCTATGTTAGGAGTACCCTATGGATTGGTGAGATACCTACGAGAAATAGAAATCAATATAATGAAACCGTCCGTATCGTATGAACGTGGATTTGGCAGTCGTGTTTGGCATGGATACCACAGTCATAGGATGGCCGTTGATGTAGCAGTTAAAGTGATGACGTCATTAGCCATAGTTGACCGTGTTCACATAGCTCAGTTGCTCGAGTTCGCTAATTGGTATAAGTCGAGATTGGATGGGCTAGCTGTGAAATACGGCCGACGGTATACTGACGTTGACGAGACCGATCACATTCTGACTCTGAATTGAATCATCGACAGTGAAAGTGAATCTGGAATGTAATCCGCAACGGGATTTAAGAGGATAATAGCCTGCGCGAGGTTCTTGAAAGACCATTTGGTAGCTAGAGGGACCCCTTGGTAGTAACCTTGGACACCTGTTAAGCGCCATTTTCAGGACTTGCATTATTACCGAC